TTAAAGCCCGTTACATACAAATGGAAAACTGATGGCTCTAATGGTCAAGGTTTTATTGCCCATGAATTAGCCGAAGTAGTGCCTGATTGCGTTACTGGTGAAAAAGATGCTGAAGAAATAATTGGCAATATTATTGATTCTGAAGGAAAAATTCTTGTTGAAAAAACCATAGAACCTTTAATTGCTGAAAAAGGTAAAACATGGGTAAAAACTGGAACAAGACCTATTTATCAAGGAATTGACACTAGTTTTTTAGTGGCAACTTTAACTGCTGCAATTCAAGAATTAAACGCTAAAGTAATTTCTTTAGAAGAACAAGTTATTAATTTAAGCGTGAAATAAATTTTTTAACCACAACAAGGAAATAACATGGAAAAGATAAACAAAAACCAAGTTACGATTGATGATGTAAATTACGATTTTGAAGATATGAAGCCTGAACAACAAGCTATGGTGAACCATCTTGTTGATTTAGACCGAAAAATTAGTTCTACTGCCTTTAATTTAGACCAACTTCAGGTAGGAAAAAACGCTTTCCTAACTATGCTAAGAGAATCATTGGCTAAAGTGGATGAAGTAGTCCAATAAGGAATAATGATGGATGACGGCAAGATAGACCTTGTGCGTTATGGCGTACTTTGGCAAAAAGTCGAGAACTACGAACAAAAGTTTGATGCTATGGAAAAAAAGATGGATAGCATGGAAGCTGATGTAAAAAAGTTAGTTCTTATGGCAGAACGCTCAAAAGGCTCTTTATGGGCTTTGATGGGTGTAGCTGGCGTTGCTGGGTCTTTACTTGCCTCCATTGCTGATTTTTTTATTAAAAAATGAAGTGCTACAAATCCAAAACAATGTGGTTCTCAGTAGCCCTAGTTGTTTTTGGTGCTTTGCTAGACTATCTTCCTTACATTCAAACCTTAATTGAACCTAAATACTATGGCATCATTTTTGCCGTAATTGGTGTTACTACTGCCATTCTCAGATACATCACAAAAGAGCCTATCCAATGATTTATCTAATTTATCTAGTCTTAGTACCAATTAGTCTTATTTTGACCTTGGTAGCCGTTTTAATAGCTCCTATATTGCCTTTATTTGCTAAACCAATATACGGATGGTGCGATAACCATTCTTATGAAGCTATTGAGCCTAGATTACCTATATGGCTTAACTGGTTTATGACTCCTGATAACTCGTTATATGGCGATGCAACATTTCAGTCTATTAATGGCAAAAGTTATTGGTCAGAAGTCAAATGGCTATGGCGTAACCCTTGTTATTCTTTTGCTTTACGCTATTTAACACCTGAATACATTACTTCCGTTAAGGGTGATAAAACCATAAAGGACAATGACAATGCGAAAAAAGGCTGGTGCTTGGTTCACGCTAATGGACTATTTCAATTTACTCTTGTTGCCCCTATTGGTTTTAGCCGTTGTATTTATATCAATTTGGGTTGGAATGTGCGTGGTTTGGTCGATGATAATTTCCAACCAAAACCTAATCCGTATCAAGCCACATTCGTCTTTTCGCCAAGAATAAGCGGATTTAGATAATGTTTGGACTAAACCTATACGCCATTCTTGCTATTGTTGGAGCAATCCTGTTTTGTGGTGGATTTGTCAATGGATGCTCCTATCAACAAAGTAAGGCAGAAAGAACTGTTAGGGATAAAGAACACCAATACCAAGCAGATACCGATAAGATAAGGACAGAAAAAGATGCACAAATCAAAGCTATTAATAATCAGCTTGCCGATACTCTTGTCAGCTTGCGTAGCCGTTCCAGTAGTGCCACAAAAACCATCAATGGACAAGATTGCAACGGAGCAACCCTTTCTGCCCCGGATGCAGAATTTCTTGTCAGGGAAGCCAGTAGAGCCGACCAAATAAGAGTTGGCTTAGAGGCTTGTTATAAACAATATGATGCAATCCAATAATGGCAGAGATTGAGCAAGGTAATGCTAAAGACACTCTTTTGGGTGTTTTGTCTTACATAGATAGCCCATTTAAGCTAGGTGTAGTAGTCCTTCTTGCCATTCTTGCCTTTAGTGGCTACTTTATCTATGCCAATCAGTCTTTCTTGATAGCTGCCTACGATAAAAACAAATCCCTTCCCAAGATAGATGTAAGTCGTTCTGATGATGTAGCCAAATTGCTTTTAAAAGAAGTAAACGCTGACATAGTGGCTATATTTGAAGTAGACATCATGCTTGGCACTAGAGTCCTAGTCAGAGCCTACACAAAAGAAGGTCGTGATAAGTCCCATGATGGGCTAGATGTTGGGATGCTATCGTCTAATGCTGACAATAATGCTGACCTACTAAGCCTGTATGGTGGCTCTATACCTTGTGGTTCTTACACAAGAGCGCAATCCATTATTGGGCTTTGGTATATCCAACAAGGGACTACTTTTCTATGCCGTTCTAGTATGCCTACAACACCGGGGCTATTTGCTGGTCAGCTAACAGTAGGATGGAAAACACCACCTGAAAACATACACAAAGTGCAAGACATGATGGGTATAGCTTCTAACATGATGATAAGGAAACCATGATTGAATCTCAATTATTAGCATTAGGCATTGATGGCAAGTGGCTTGAACCATTGCTAGAAACTTTTGAAAAGTACGATATATCTACACCTAAAAGACAGGCTTGTTTCATTGGTCAGGCTATGCACGAATCAGGTGGCTTTAAAAACCTAGTTGAGAATTTAAATTATTCCGCTACAGGATTAATGCGTACCTGGCCTTCAAGATTCCCTGACTTAGATGTTGCAGATAAATATGCTCATAACGCTGAAAAGATAGCCAATAAGGTCTATTCAGGGCGCATGGGTAATACTGAAGAAGGTGATGGATTTGCATACAGAGGCAGAGGCATATTTCAGCTTACTGGCAAGGAAAACTATAAGAACTGCTCCGATGGTATTGGCGTAGATTTAATAGCCCATCCTGAACTCCTACAAGAGCCTAAATGCGCTTCATTGTCCGCTGGTTGGTACTGGAACAAGCGCAACTTAAATCAATATGCTGACATTATGGATATTGAAACTATGACCAAAAAGATTAATGGTGGCACTATCGGACTAGAAGATAGAAAAGCCAAGATTAATAAGGTTTTAGACATTCTTGCTTAAAAGATAGAGTGCAACGGCAATGAACCCTAGAATTACTAGGGATGCAAACGCCATGCACTCATCTCCACTCATTTACTTAAACCTGAAGCTATCCGATTGGCTTTAAACAAGTAATCATTGCGAACTGTAGAAGGTGGTACGAATCCGTATGCCTTCCATGTTTTTAAGACATCGCTACCTGATGAATACTTAAAAGTGCTATTAGGTGCTATTGCTAATTTGCTCATTTTGTCCTCTGCATTAATAGTAAATGAACCATCCTTTTCCTTGTAAATGCCATAAAACGGAATTGGATGTTCTAATTCAGATAATGTAAAAACTGCCATACTTTCTCCTATTTAAAGTAACTTCTAAAAACTATTTTTAAATAAAGTAAAAAACTGTTTTGCTTTTTGGCAGTTTTAAACTTTTTTTCTAATATTTCTCGTCTAGTCATGTTGTAGATTTTTCAATAAACCGATTATTTGCTTGGTTAGTACGCCAAATATCAACCCTTAACTGAGCGCCAATAAGTTGAAATTTGAGCTTTTCCTCAACTTCTACTGCTTCTTTTAAACCTTTTAACAACTCCTGATATTCAGTCCTTGCATAGGCATCTCGTTCTTGCGCTGCCATAGTTTCTACGCCAGCCATAAAGGCTTCTTGCATAAGTAGTGCCTTTTTTGACTTTTTGAACTCCTCTAGGTATACCCTTTCTGATTTCGCCTTGGCAAATAATCCTGAGTTTTTAAGTAAAAAATCTACTGCTTTGTTTGGGTCTATATCTTCCATCACTTCTCCTTATCCGAACAACAATCCTTGAGTTTCTACCTTATCGCCTGAGTCGTATTTTTGCGAATCACCTTTAGGGTAGGGTTCTACTGCGTATTTCAACAACTGATTCATTAATTTCTTTTGTCTTTTATCACCATGAAAATAGATATACCGATGCTTTCTACTGCGCTCCGTATAGTAAAAATCATCGCCATACTTTTCCTTAATAGATTCCAAAGTCATACCATCTGAAAGAGTCTTAGAGTGCTTATGTTCCAATCCTTTGACAGTCCAATCCACTCGGTTAGCAGAAAGCCCTGTATAAAGGAAGTTAGTAGCCTGATAGACATACCCTACATGACCCTTGCCAGTATCAGCATAGGACACAACTATGGTCGGTTTTGGCAGTAGTTTGATAGAGTTAGCCACTAGGAAACTAGCCTGATTCTTGGTGTTATCCATCAAGCAAACCCTGTTTAGCTCCAAGACCTTATCTGAGTATTCTTTGCCACAAATCCCCATACATAGGCTTGGACTAGCTGGTATGCCATAAGTGCAAACACCGACTAACTGGTTATCTTCATACAGACCAAAGGCAAACATAATCTGAGGAATACGCTTGGCATAGTGCTTATTTAGCAACCAAGGGTAACTTTCTTCATTTTTGATAGGTAGCACTAACACTACATCTCCAAGAAGTTGGTAATGCCCATGCCATATTCTTCAGTAAACAGTTGGCTACGCCTGTCATACCAAAACCCTAAAGTACCTTCCCATTCGCCATTTCGTTGCTTTGCACACACCAAAAAGGTATCAGGCTTAGTATTGTCAGGAAGCATATTTATTTCCGTTTCTTTCTCTTTCTTACGATTTCTTGCAATCAAGAACACATTGTCTACAAGGTCGGTAATAATTCCTGAACCTTTAATGTCCTTTTTCTCAGCAATCTTGTCACCTTCCCCTGATTTTCTAAGGTGGTGAACCAAATGAATGTGTAAGTTGGTTTCTTTAGCTACATCGCACAAAGCATCTACAAAGTCTTTTTGTCCGTTGTAATCATCTTCACCACGAACACACTTCATCATGGAATCAATAATTAAGTGTTCAATTCCTAATTCTTTGGCAGAATACCGACACAACGCAACGGCTTGCCAAGGCTCTAATCTGCCTACATGGTCATACAGG